TTCTTCATTTGCAACTATGAAAAGTGTAGTTGAAAGAAGATTCAAACCAGAACATATATTCGGTGATAGAAGTTTAACATTCTATGAAAAAGAATATAATACTTGTGATATAGTAGGCACAGATAGTTGTGTTTTTATGAAGGTGCTAGATAAAAAGGTGCTAGATAAACATGGAGATGAAGAAGATAAATCAAATCATTTCTCATGGGAATTAGATGGTGGCTTTGATAGTGCTAACTACCGAAGATATGGTAGTAGTAATCATGGTAAAAACTTTGCCTATGCTATGTATCGTGAAGATATGAAAAAGGTAGGGTTAAATCCAGATTGCAATATTGAATCGGATATTACTAATGCTGAAAATGGTAACGATAGTTACAACAGAAGAAGTAATCCTTATCTGGCTCAATGCAGAAATGATAATCATGCTTGGTTACAAGGTAATCAAGGTGGTACTAACTTATATGATGAGTGGAAGAATAAGTATCAAGTACACATCATAGGTACTGGTGGTTGTCGTTCAAGAGCAATACCTTGTACTGACTTGGAGTATGCAAAGTTTGAAATGATGCACCAAGCAAAAGCAGATGTAGCATTGAAACACACAAAGTGGATTCAAACTATTGTTGCTAAAGTTAAAAGGTTTGAACAAGGAATCAAACAGATGACCAAGTTCTCTCAAGTAGAGAAGTTTGCCAAACACCCTAAGGTTAATTGGCAGATATCTCCAGAGATATTGGCAGATAAGATAGGTATGGATATTGTCGTATCTATTGATGACCTTGCTGATTCTATTGATTCAATAGGCAAACCAAAAGACACAAGAGATGAGAAGATTAAAGCTAGACTTGCTTATGAGCAATGGCAACAATCTTCACGACTTGCTTCTTAATAAACACACAGGGTTAGGCGAGAAATCGCCTAGCCTTTTTAATTAACTAACAATAAGGAAACACAATGAGTGCATTAGTCAATAGACTAAAGGAACAATACGAAACTCAATACCAACATAGCATTACGCCAGTTGAACTGCGTCAATTAAACTCTGTTGAAAGTGATTTTGTATTGAACAAACCTAGTTATGCTGTACTTGATACAGAAAATAACAGGGCAATACACTTGCATGGTGCAAACTATCAGCTAATCCCCTATGAAAAAATATTAGTGGGACTATCTGACGCACTTGACAAGTATAACATAGATATAAATGATGCTTCACTTAAATTTAAAGTATCACCAGACTTAAACTACATGAGATTAAGAATTATGTTTGGAGATACAGGAGATTTTGGTACATACTCTATGAACTATGACAACAATGACAAACTAAAACTTGGCATTGAAGTTATATCTAGCTATGACGCTTCAATAGTATATCAATTAAGGGCAATGTTTTTAAGATTGATATGTGCAAATGGTATGAAATCATTTGAAAATATTAATTCATCTATAAAAAAACATGTTCGTAATTTTAATGTTGGTGATTCATTTGATAAACTTAAACATCTAAACAAAACATTTGATAACTTAAAGAATACAGTTGAGGTATATCAAAGTGTTGAGTTAGGTAGACGAGATGTTGAAAAATTATTTAGAAAGTTCTCTAATAATTCTGATGGTAAGTACCACTTACTTAATGAACTATTGGAAACTGATAATACTAAATCAACATTATATGATGTGTATAATACTTTAACAAATTATAGTTCTCATAATCAACGAGCCGTTAAGATAGGCAAACGAGATAGCAAAGACTATAAGATTGAAACTTCCAAAAGAGATTCTATTAGAAGTAATGAAGATAGAGATTTTGAAGTTAGAAATTTTATACAGAGTAATGAATTTTTATATTACTATCATCAAGGTGTAGCAAATCAAGTACAATAGCTAATATTTATGGGGGGTGTAATGCTCCCCATTAACAAAAGGAAATAAAATGAAATTAGGAAATACACATATAATTAAATTTACTAAAAAAGATATTAAATCTGTGCGTATAGATTCTCATCAATGGGATGCTTGGATAAATATATATTTAAATAGTGGTAGTATTATAAGAAGTCATAGTTTAGAATTGCAGGATTTATTATTAGATAAACATAAATCTTATGTTGCCCTATGTACTCATACACATTATTGGTTATCAAATAACAATGGGGAAGACTTTAAACTGTAGTATATATACTAGCCTCCCCAAGAACCCACGACAGTATATCATACTTTTAACAATAAGTCAAGGAGAATACAATGAAAACATTAAATAAAGATACACATTATTTAACAGAACATACAGGCTCTGGACAAAAAGATTTAGCAAAGGCAGTATTACTTCGTGCTTTTTTAGATAGCGTTGGGCATTTAGGAAGTCATGGCTCTATTAGTAAGAGTGAAATAAAAGTATTACAAGACCAAGCTAAAACTTTTATAAATCCAAACAAGAAACAATTTAAATTAGTATGTGAATTAGCTGATGCAGAACCAGAGTATGTTTCTAAAATACATGATGACTTGACCTATCATTATAATTGTGGTACATTAAAGAATCTAAATACAAAATATATCATTGAAAGATTACTGGAAAAACTATGAAAATAAAAGAACTTGAAAAAAAGATAGGCACACTATCTAACCCAAGTAAAATGCCGTCATATGCTTGGGGTATCTCTGCAAAGAAATGTGTGACAGGTAGTATACTTGCAGAACAAGAAGGAACTATTTGTAATAAATGTTATGCATTGAATGGACATTATTTATATCCTGTTGTAGCTAACGCACACAAAATAAGATTGAATGCAATTAAAAAACCAGAATGGGTAGATTATATGGCAGAGCTACTGACCCAAAAGTACAAAAGGCTAGATAAATCAAGGCTTTTTCACCGTTGGTTTGACTCTGGAGATATACAATCTCACGAACATTTAATGAAAATATTTAAGGTGTGTGAACTCACACCACATATAAATTATTGGTTAGCTACTAGAGAGTATAAGATTATAAGCAGAATTAAAGAAGAAGACATACCAAAGAATTTAGTACTGCGTGTTAGTGGTATTAAAATAGATGGGCAACCACCGAAGTTTTGGAAGTGGACATCTACTGTACATAAAAATAAAAAACCAATAGGTCACGAGTGTCCTGCGTATAAGCAGGGTGGTAAGTGTGGTAGCTGTCGTGCTTGTTGGAGTCGTAAAGTTAAACAAGTAAGTTATAAGGAGCATTAATGAAATATAAAATAAAGGTAACAAAGAAAGATATAAGAGATGGAAAACCTAAAAATCATAATAGTTGCCCAATTTCTCTTTCTTTAAAAAGAAAATTTAAAACTAAAGATGTTTATACAGATATTGGTTTTGAGGGTGTATGGATGGTAGCAAATAATATTAGATACTTAGTAATCAATAAACATCTAGATAAAGTTGCAAACTTTATGAATAAGTTTGATCATTACTTTGATGATGAAGAATATCACATATATGATGCTAGAGTACTCAAGCCAATCTCGTTTGAAATAATACAGGAGAACAAATGATAACATATACATTTACAGTACCAGCAGGACAACCTGAAAAAAAAATTGAAGCTATGAGTTTAAAAAAAGCCACTAAAAAATTTCAAGGTGGTGACGCAGAAGAAGTAACAATAGAATGGACAAGCCGTAAAGGTAATCCAAGTAGTAAGGTAGTTAAACTACCCTACAAACCTAGATCAGAAAGAAAAGGTAGGCTATAATGAATAAAAAACTACCAGACATATACAACATAAGAAGAACACTAGAAGATTGTGTAGAAGAAAAATTAAAAGGTAATGTTACAGATTGTGGTACTTGGTTAGATTTTAGTGGTGCTGATCTTGCATTCGAATTAGATGGTAAAAGATATAATATTGAAATAAATGATATAACTAATGAGGAAGAAAAAGAAATCCCACAAGAAGATTGGGTAAAAGGATATAACAAATGGAAGAAAACAAAATGAAATACCTAATACTAATAACACTCCTATGTCTACTATCCTGTAAATCTCTAGATGTAGATCCAACAACAACAATACTTAAGCATGTATTAACTAATGGAAATACTAAATGACATTTGAATGGAAGCACCCAAAGCACTATGCAAAACTACGCAAAGATTTTCGTGAAGAAGCAGAAAAAGAAAAAAAAGAATTAGAAGAATCTTATAAAGAATCTGTTAGACAAGCAAAAGAACGAAAAGCACTTGACAAAAAGAAGAAAGTATGATATAGGAATAATAATGAAAAAATATAAAGTTCGTCTAGTTGGCATGGGGATAGAAGCAGTAGGAATAATCCCATTTGAAAATGAACCAACGATTGAAGAAATAGAAAACTCAACAGCATTATACTTAAATGAAAAGCTAATGAAGGTAGAGCATGATGGTAACTTCTATGCTAAAGGTAGATATATGCTAACCTATGAGGAATTAGAGACAGAAAAAGAAAAGAAATTAATATTAGGAGAATGGGTTTGAATTATAAACAACAACTAGAAGTAGTACAAGGATTATTTGTTCCACCTGATACACAGATAAGAATGGATTGTCCATTTTGCCATAATAAAAATACACTATCAGTTGATACAACCAGCAATAACATTGGTTGGTATTGTTTTCATACATCTTGTAGTGCTAAAGGAAAACATCAAGGAGAAAAAGATATGAACTATGTTAATAGTACATTTAAAAAGAAAGAAGAAAATTTAAATACAGAATTCTATGTGCCTGATAGCTTTAAGATATTAGATTCAAATGATAAAGCCAGACAGTATATCCATAAAAATAATTGTTGGGAAGCATGGGCATGGGGTAGAGCAGATATTAAGTATGATGTTAAACAAGACAGAGTTGTATTTATGATTAGGCACGAGCAGAAAGCACATGAGTTTGTAGGTGCAGTAGGTAGAGCATTAAGTTCAGCAACCTATCCTAAATGGTACATGTATGGAAATAAAGATACACCTTTTAAATGTGGATTGCATGGACATAACGAGGCAGTTATTGTAGAAGATTGTGCTTCAGCTTGTGCAGTATCTAATATACTTACAGGTGTAGCTATACTTGGTACATCATTAAAGCAATCTCATAAACAATATTTAAAATCCTATGATAAAATATATGTAGCACTAGATAGGGATGCAACTACAAAATCATTTGATGTTGCTAATGAATTAAAATCCTATGGCTTACAAAATGTACATGTTAAAGCATTAAAAGATGATTTAAAATATTTTAGTACAGAAGAAATAAGAGGTATATTTTATGATTGATTATGTACAACATGTATTAGAGATAGAAGAGATTAAAAAAGAACATGATAAACTAATGATAAATAAAGTTACTAAATATGAAAATGAAATTACAAAATTAAAAAAAGAAATAGATGAACTAAAAGAAGATAACAAAAAATTAGCAGAACAAGTAAGTGATAAGGCTAACCTTGTTGGGAAATTAAGAGACAAAGGATTACTATGATTGAGAAAAGAAAAATATCAAGAATAATTCCATTTGGATATGAAAAAGTTAATGGTAAAGATTTACTACGACCTATAAAAGATCAACTGGATCATTTAGATACTGCAAAGAATTTATATAAAAATGGAAAGTCTTCATTAAGAAGGGTATCTCAGTGGCTTACTGATAACACAGGTAGATATATTTCACATGTTGGGTTAAGTAAGATTATTAATAAAGAAAAATTAAAAAATAATAAGGCTACTGTAAATATAATTGATTTTGGGTATGAAGATAAAAAATTTACACATGATGTAAATATAAAATTACAAAATAATTGGAAAAAAAAATTTGGAAGAAATGTTAAAAGAATTGGAGATGTTATGGAGCATATTGTTATAACTAGATTGTTGCAATCAGGATGGGAAGTATTTAAAAATATATCGTCTGTTGGATCTATTGACATATGTATTCTTAATTTAGAAAAAAATCTTTTTTATTATATTGATATAAAATCACTTAATAAGTCCTATAAAAATATTGAACATCGTATACTAGGAAACTGTTTAGTAGGGGCATTGACATCTAGACAAAAAAAACTTGGTGTTAAGGTTGCTTATTATTTTAATAATAAAGTATATATTATAGTTAATAGAAAAACTAAACAGGTAATTTGTATATGATAGAGAAACAAATAATAAAACTATTACTAGGTAAAAAGTTTTATACAAGATACAAAGGTCAAATCTCTCGTAATGTATTTCAAGGTAGCTTTGGTTCCTTGTTTGATACTGTACAAAAGGCTCATGAAAAGTATGATGCTGATATAAAAATTGATGAACTTTATGCACTGCATACAACAATGTTTAATCCTGCCTTAACAAGGGCAGCGAAGGAGCAGTTCAGTGAATTAATTGAAGATATAAAACAAACACAGCAACCATCAAAAGAAATAGCAGATGACATTGTAAAGATATTAGTTGAAAGAGATGTGGCTCAGAAGATTGCAATAGAAGCTACTGAAATATTTAATGGTAGACCAGCAGACTTTAATACTATTGTTTCTATTATAGAAAAACATAAGCATGGATTACCTATAGAAAAAATAGATGCAGTTACTAATGACATAGGGGAACTAATAGAGAAATTAAATGTAGTAAGTAAGTGGCAATTTAATTTAACTGTACTTAAAAATAATATAAGTGGAATTGGACCTGGAAATTTAATGATAGCATTTGCTAGACCAGAGGTAGGTAAGACAGCATTCTGGGTAAGTTTATGTGCAGCACCTAATGGATTTGCTGAACAAGGTGCAAAGATACATGCGTTTATTAACGAAGAACCTGCAGTACGTACACAAATGAGAGCTATCAGTTGTTTTACTGGCTATAACAAAGAACAAATTGTAGATGATATTGATAAGGTACATAAAGATTGGATAAAAATAAAAGATAATATTAAAATGATTGATACTGTTGATTGGTCTCTTGATGACATAGATAGTCATTGTGAAAAACATAAACCAGATATAATTGTGATAGATCAATTGGATAAAGTAAATGTTAAAGGGACATTTGCAAGAACAGATGAGAAACTACGAGCAGTATATACAGGTGCTAGAGAGATAGCAAAGAGAAGAGATTGTGTAGTGATTGCTATATCACAAGCATCAGCAGATGCACATAACAGAGACCATATATCATTTGATATGATGGAGAATTCAAAGACAGGTAAAGCTGCCGAAGCAGATTTAATTATAGGTATAGGCAATAGAACTTCTAATGATCCAACAAATAATATGAGAG